CATTGACAAAACATTTGGTCAGAGCGGCAACAAAGCTATAGACGAAGCTGCTGAGCGAGTGCTTGACGAAAAGAAAAGACGCCAAGAAGAATTAGAACAACTTAAAAAATCTGATCCTAAAAAATATAAACAAGAAGCGGCTAAAGACGAGAAAAAACGTACTGAAGGAATGAAATCATCTGATGAAAAATACCAACAGATGATTAATGATTCGGGACCTGCCTTGTACGCTGAAGGAGGTACTATTCCAGCCGGCGAAACAGGTATAGTAGGTGAAGCTGGACCAGAAATTGTTAAAGGTCCTGCAGAAGTTACTAGTGCTAAAGAATCTAAAGAAATCTTAGGTAAATTAGGAAATTTATCAGGAGGTCAACTAACTAGCCAAGCAATGAATAGTATGCAAGCGATAACTTCTGATGCTAAAGAATCTAAAGAAATCTTAGGTAAATTAGGAAATTTATCAGTAGGTCAACTAACTAGCCAAGCAATGAATAGTATGCAAGCGATAACTTCTGAAGGTAAAGGGTCAATCGCCGGTTATTTCTTAGAAGCAGCCGCTGCACTTAAGTGGGTAGGAGATAAAGATAACGGATCTTGGACTCTTGGCGGTGAAGTTGTTGATCAAAACACCGCACGAGAGATATTAGATTTTGCACGCGGTTGGCCAAAACTAAAACAAGAAATACAAAGTGAGTTAGACAAAGCCAAAGATCTAATAGGTGAAGGCGGTTCTAAACTTGATGCATCAATAAAAGAGACTGGCGGTAGTACAAAAATGTCAGACTATGTTACTGGCCTGGAGTCTGGCGGTAGTACAAAAATGTCAGACTATGTTACTGGCCTGACAGAGTCTAGTGCTGGTGCAAAAATGTCTGACTATGCTACAGGCTTTGCCAAAGGTGGTATTGCCAGCGGGTCATTAAGCGGGTATTCTGCAACCTTGCACGGAACTGAAGCAGTAGTGCCATTACCGGATAACAAGTCAATTCCTGTAAACTTAGAAGGCAGTGCAATAACTGGTGCACTTCGAGCACAATCTGATATATTAAATAGTATTTTGTCAGCAATGCAACAAAATAACAAGTACGCATCAGGATTATTACAAAACAGCTACTAACGGCTTAAATACAGTATCTCAGAGAGAAATAATATGGCATGGAAGAAATATTTTAAAACGGCAAATAACAGCAGCGGAACACTAAGTCCGATAAGCGGCGCTAGTGGTACACTACCCGATACAGGATATCGAAACTTTGCCAGTCAGTTACCGGAAGTTTATATTGGGCATCCTAATCGTACAGAGCGATACAATCAATATGAACAAATGGACATGGACAGTGAAGTTAATGCTGCATTAGACATCATAGCTGAATTTAGTACACAGACTAATATTGAAAATGGCACAGGATTTGACTTATTTTTTAAAGAAGATCCTACAGATAACGAAATCAAAATTCTTAAAGATCAACTACAAGAGTGGGTCAGTCTAAACGACCTAAACAAACGCCTGTTTAAATTATTTCGTAATGTATTAAAATATGGCGATCAAGTATTCTTACGTGATCCAGAAACCTTCAAACTTTATTGGACAGAAACACATAAAATTACCAAGGTAATTGTCAATGAAGCCAAAGGTAAAGAACCAGAACAATATATCATTAAAGATATGAATATTAACTTTCAAAATTTGACTGCTACTGCAGTGGCCAGCACAGATACCTATACTAATCATCCTCAAATAGGTGGACCTAGCGGTAGTTATACACAACCCAATGCTCCATTCAGTGGCGGTAGTCGTTTTAGTCATGCACAAAATGAATCGTGCCTTAATGCAGAACACATATTACATGTAAGCCTAACAGAAGGGCTGGATGTTAATTGGCCATTTGGTACTAGCATTTTAGAAAGTATCTTTAAGATTTTTAAACAAAAAGAACTGTTAGAAGATGCAATTATTATCTATCGTATACAGCGTGCACCAGAACGTCGTGTGTTTAAAATTGATGTAGGTAACATGCCCACACACATGGCCATGGCCTATGTTGACCGTGTTAAGAACGAAATACATCAACGTCGTATACCTACACAAACGGGTGGTGGGCAGAACATGATGGATGCTACATATAACCCATTGAGCACAAACGAAGACTATTTCTTTCCTGTGACCGCAGATGGTAGAGGATCTACAGTAGAACCATTTCCGGGCGGTACTAATCTAGGTGAAATCACTGACTTAAGATTCTTTACTAATAAAATGTTCCGTGGACTGCGTATTCCTAGTAGTTACTTGCCTACAGGAGATGATGAAAGTAGCCAAGCATTTAATGACGGGCGTGCTACAACTGCTCTTATTCAAGAATGGCGGTTTAATCAATACTGTATGCGTCTACAAAGTTTAATAGTAGACAAGTTAGATCAAGAATTCAAAATGTTTATGCGTTGGAGAGGAATAAACATTGATAGTAGTTTATTCGAACTACGATTTAATGAACCACAAAATTTTGCCAAGTATCGCCAAGCTGAAATTGATCAAGTACGTATTGGTACGTTTACTTCGTTAGAAGCATACCCATATCTGAGCAAACGTTTCTTAATGGAGCGATACTTAGATCTAAGCGAAGAAGAACTACAACGTAACTCTGAATTATGGAAAGAGGAACGTGGAATAGTTGACGATGGTGCGGCGGCGGAAGCAGGACTACGTGCAGTAGATGTAACAACTGCTGGTCTACAGCAAGATATGGATACATTTGGTGCTGACCCCGCCGCACAAGATCAAGGAGCAGAAGGTGCAGTACCCGGCACTCCTGGTACAGCTAGTCCTATTGCCAGCGCAGGTGCAGCACCTGCCGGGGCCGCTGCAATTTAAGTATTTTGGTAAATAACTATATGCAATTATTTGAAATGTTTGACAACAATTTACCTGGGTATCGTACTGAAAAGGACGACAATACCACTTTGAAACTAAGTGACCTGCGTAAAACCAAACTAACACTTAAACAACTTAATCGTCTACGTATTATGAATGATGTGCGTAAATTAGAAAAAGAAAAGAAAATAGAAGCAGTACAGACTCAATTCACTCCACCGCCCGAACCTAACGCAGGTATGTAATTATCTTTCGTTTTGAATCAAAAACAACGCATTTAACCCCAATTTGACAACTAATTTGTAAATAATATTACAAAGACATATCCATTAATTGTATATCACAATTATAACACTTAATATTAAGGAGTTCTTATGAACAAGTACGAACAGTTAGTTGAATTCATCATTAATGATGAAACCGACAAGGCCCGCGAATTGTTCCACAACATTGTTGTAGAAAAATCACGTGACATTTATGAAAGCCTAATCGATGAAAACGATTTGAATGAAGTTGGCGGTAACGAAGTTGAAGATCTAGTAGACGAAGTTAGCCACGACGAAGAAGGTCTAAGCGAAGAAGAAGACATGATGGACATAGACGACGAAGATTCTGATTCTATGGACTTTGATGACAGTGGTGACTTAGACGACCACGAAGAAGAGCACGGTGATGTTGAAGATCGCGTACAAGATCTAGAGTCAGCACTTGATGAACTTAAAGCAGAATTCGATGCTTTAATGGCAGGTGAAGAGCAAGAAGAAGAACAATTCCCAGGCATTCACGGTGATGACAACATGGATGATGACAACATGGGTGAACAACAATTCATGGAAGCTGAATCAGATGAAGAAGATGAAGAAGATGAAGTTGATGAATCAATTGTTCGCGAATACGTAGAAAGAGTTGGTGAAACAAATCAAAAAGCAGAAGGTGGAGAAGTTGGTGTAGGTAAACGTGCAAGCGTTAACGCTAAGTCTACTGTAGCTGGTAAAAACGATATGGGCGGTACAGCTGCTAATATTGTAACAGGTAAAGGCGCTACAGCTAACCAAGACGGTAATCGCCCTGCAGCTAGCGAAAAACCAAAAGGCACATTAGTAAATAATCCATTAAACAAACCTGGTGCTAGAGCAGGTAATGCTTTTGCTAAGAAAGAAACAGGTAAAACAGGTGAAGGTCAAACAACAGGTAAAGCTGTTGGTGGCGTAAACACAAAAAGCCCGTTAGCACGTTAATAGGAAAAGTCAATGGCTTTATATCTTAAAGAAAATTTAACATTTGATGCAGCTAGAATGGAAGTGTTGTTAGAAGACGACGCTTCCGGCCGCGGCGGCAAAACATGTTACATGAAAGGTATATTCATTCAAGGTGGTGTTAAAAATCACAATGAACGTGTATATCCAGTTAATGAGATTTCTAAAGCCGTTACAGCTATTAATGAACAAATCAAAGGTGGTTACAGCGTTTTAGGCGAAGTGGATCACCCCGATGATTTGAAAATTAATCTAGACCGTGTTAGTCACATGATTACAGATATGTGGATGGACGGTCCTAACGGTTTCGGCAAATTAAAAATATTACCTACTCCAATGGGTCAGTTAGTTCAGACTATGTTGGATTCTGGTGTAAAACTTGGTGTTAGCTCTCGTGGCTCCGGCAACGTAGAAGGTGACGGCAAAGTAAGTGACTTTGAAATAGTCACTGTAGATGTAGTTGCGCAACCTAGTGCTCCTAATGCATATCCAACAGCGATTTACGAAGGACTGATGAATATGCGTGGTGGCGAAAAGGTATTCGAAATGGCAAAAGAAGCCAGCGCAGATCAAAGAGTACAGAAGTATTTGAAAGAGCAAGTTACACGCTTGATCAAAGATCTAAAAATTAAATAGGAGATCGTAATGTTAGATGCTATCAAACCATTGTTAGATAGTGGCATCATTAATGAAGCTACTCAAACTGCTATTACAGAAGCTTGGGAAACACAAATTAATGAAGCACGTGAAGTTGTTCGCGCTGAATTGCGCGAAGAGTTCGCTCGCCGCTATGAACACGATAAAAATGTAATGGTTGAAGCTCTAGACAAAATGGTTACTGAATCACTTACCGCTGAACTTACTGAGTTCGCCGATGAGAAACAAGCTCTTGCAGAAGACCGTGTGAAATTTAAACGTCATATGGTTGAAAGTACAGGTAAATTTAATAGTTTTATGACTAGTAAATTAGCTGAAGAAATCAAAGAATTACGTGCTGATCGCAAAATTCAAAACGAAGCAACCGCTAAGTTAGAAAAATTTGTTATTCGTGCGTTAGCTGAAGAAATCAAAGAGTTTGAACAAGACAAACGTGATGTTGTTGAAACTAAAGTTAAACTTGTAGCTGAAGCTAAAAATAAATTAGCAGATCTACAAACAGCTTTTGTTAAACGCAGTGCTGGTCTTGTAAAAGAAGCAGTAGCAAAAAATCTAGGCTCAGAGTTAGCTCAACTTAAAGAAGACATCCAAATGGCTCGTGAGAACATGTTTGGTCGTCGCTTATTTGAAGCATTTGCAAATGAATTTGCTGTCACTCACTTAAATGAGAACAAAGAATTCGCAAAACTTAAAGCAGAATTAGCAACGAAAGACGCTATGATAGCTGAAAGTCAACAGGCAATTGCAGAAAAAGAAGCTCTTGTTGAGTCTAAAGAACGTGAAGTTCGAGTAATCAAAGAAAGTGTTAGCCGTAAGGAAACACTAAATGGATTATTGAGTACGTTGAATAAAGAGAAAGCAAGTGTAATGTCTAGCTTACTCGAAGGTGTGCAAACTGAAAAACTTCAAAATGCATACGACAAGTATCTGCCAGCAGTTCTAAATAATGCTCCAGCAAAAACACAAACGACTGAAAAGTCAGTGCTTGCTGAATCACGTGTAGAAGTAACTGGTGATAAATCTGCTAAAGCAAACGTTACCGAGTCCGACAACAACGTTGTTGAAATTCGTCGTTTAGCAGGGCTAAAGTAATAAACTTTTTTAAAGGAAAATAAAGAAATGACAACCCAACTATTAGAAGGCCGTTGGAACGAGACCAAAGACGCCCTGTTAGAAGGTCTACAAGGTTCGAAAAGAACTACAATGGCTATTATCTTAGAAAATACTAAGAAACACTTGATGGAAACTGCATCTGGCGGCGCAACTGCTGTTGGTAACGTAGCTACATTAAACCGCGTTATTCTTCCAGTAATCCGTCGTGTAATGCCGACAGTTATTGCAAACGAAATCGTTGGTGTACAACCAATGACTGGCCCAGTGGCACAAATTCACACTCTACGTGTACGTTATGCTGATGCAGTTTCTGCAACCAGCGGTGACAGCACAACACCAGGTGATGAAGCATTGAGCCCATTTAAGATCGCTACTGCATACTCTGGTACAACAGCTGGTAAAGCTGCTTCAACAAGCACTTTAGAAGGCACACCAGGTAACCGTATTAACGTTCAAATCTTGAAACAAGTTGTTGAAGCTAAAACACGTAAATTGTCTGCACGTTGGACATTTGAAGCTGCGCAAGATGCACAATCTATGCACGGTTTAGATGTTGAAGCAGAAATCATGGCAGCTTTAGCACAAGAAATCACAGTTGAAATCGACCAAGAGATCTTAGCAAGTCTACGTTCATTGGCTGGTAATTCATTCAACTACAACCAATCAACAGTAAGTGGTACAGCTACATTCGTAGGTGATGAACACGCAGCATTAGCAGTTGTTATCAACCGCGCTGCTAACTTAATCGCTCAACGTACACGTCGCGGTGCAGCTAACTGGGCAGTTGTAAGTTCAGAAGCGTTAACAGTGTTACAATCTGCAACTACTTCAGCTTTTGCTCGTAGTACAGAAGGTACATTC